TAAGGTGTATATAAGAATAGAAAGAAAAAAAGTCAATGAAAAAAGTTTATTTAGTACAAGAAATACCTACAGACAGAGAAACAGGACAACCTAAGTTTGATTTAACTCCTGCTATTAAATATGGCGAAATTAAGACAATGTTTCCTAAATTAAAACAAATGCAATTTTCACCAGGTCCATTAATTATAGAAATAAAAAATAGTTTGAAAGATTTTACACCTGATGATTATCTTTTATTGTATGGTGATCCTGCTCTAATTGGAGTTGTATGTGCAGTTGCAAGTGATGTGACAAATGGTCGCTTTAAATTATTAAAGTGGGACAGAATACAAGCATCTTATTTTCCAATAGAAATAAATTTATTTAACAAGTAGTCTTGACAAAAATTAATTTGTTTCTATATTACGAAACATGAAAGTTAATTTAAATAAAGGAGTTAAGATGGCAAATCTACGTGACGACGCACCCGATCAATTAAATACAATTGATCCAACACAACTATCCGAACAGATAGAAAAATTAAATTCTATCAATGCACAAATCTCAAGTGCAGAGGCTAGTTTAAAAGAATTAAAAGAACAAGAAAAACAATTAAATAATTTTACTATTCCTGAACTTATGGAAAAGATGAATTTGAGCACATTGAAATTAAAAGATGGTTCAGAATTATCTGTTAAAAAAATTTATAGTGCAACAATGAAAGCTGATAAAAAAGCTGATTGCATACAATGGCTTCGAAACAATGGCTTAGGTGATATTGTGAAAAATGAAATCACAGTTAACTTTGGTCAAGGCGAAGAAAACAAGGCTGCAGAATATGCTACCCTTGCAAAGGGTCAGGGCTATGAACCTTCTCAAAAAGAAGCAGTTCATGCCATGACTCTTAAAGTAACCATGGAAGATTGGAAGAACAAAGGTAACGAAGTTCCGGAAGATCTTTTTTGGACGTTTGATGGAAATCAAACAAAAATAAAAAATAAAAAATAAACCACTAACTATATATAGGAGTAAACATATATGAGTAATAATACAGACATGGTAGCAAAGAATAGTGCAGGTGCACTATCACCAGTAAGCCTAAGATCCGATGCAGGAAAAGGTACAGAGGAATTAAAGTCCAGTGATAAATCAACTGTGATTTTAAAAATCCTTCACCAACTATCACCTGAGTGTAACACTAGAAACGCTAAATACGTTGAAGGTGCTAAACCGGGGATGATATATTCTGGAAGTATTGGTAGTTTAATTGATGGTGATAAAGGACTCGATGTAGTTGTTTGTCATACTCACACTAGATATCCAGAATGGCAAGAGAGAGGCGACAGTGCAGCAGCACCAGTCGGTACTCACATCAATCCACCTGCAGATGCAGTAGAAGAAAAAAATGGTAAGTACAGATTATCTAACGGTAATTACTGTGAAAAAACTATGTATTTCTTTGTACTAGCATTGATTAAAGGTCAAGCAAGAAGAGCGGTCATCACTATGAGATCCTCTAACTTAACTTCAGGTAGAACTTTAAATGATCTACTTGATAATCTTGAAGCTGAAGATGAGCAGGGTAAATTTAAACCCGCAGCTTATTCAGGAGTTTTTAATCTTAAAACCACAGGTAAAAACTGGGGCGATAAGAGTTGGCACATCTATAAGCCAAGCTTCGTGAGAATGTTAGATATTTCTAAGCCAGAAGATTTATCTATCTATGACACTGCAAAAAAACTTCAAGAAGAAGCTTTTGCAGGTGCAGCGAAACCTAAGTATGAACAGGTTGCATCAACTAAGAGTAACGAAGACATCATCTAGTTTCCCTTTAAGGGATGCTGGCCAAGCAAAGGCGCTGAAGGGAGACTGGAGGCGCCTTAAAAACAGGGATAGGTATGAAAGATTTTATAAAGTATTTTACAGGGTTAACACGTAATTATGGTGTCTGTAAAATAAACGAGGGATATGTAGATCCGGAAACAGGTAAGAAAAAATTTAAACATGAATGGTCACAGTTAAAAGTTACAGACAAAGACTACGAGGATCATTTAACAGGAGTTAAATCAATTGGTATACAACCATGTACAGATGATGGCACTGCAAGATTTGGTGCAATCGATGTAGACAAGTATCCAATTGATAGAGAATTTTATTTAAAAATAATACAAGAAAAAAGTTTACCAATCATCCCTGTCCTGTCCAAAAGTGGTGGACTACATTTATATGTGTTCACCACTGAATTTGTAAAAGCAATAGAGATAAGACAGTTCTTAGAACAAATGCTTTATGTATTTAAACTAAACATTAAGACAGAGATATTTCCTAAGCAAACAAACTTACGTTCTTCCGATGAAAAAGGTAATAAAGCAAATGGTAACTTTATAAATCTTCCATACAATGCAGATGGTCGAAGAGCATTAGCACCTGATGGAACTGAAATGTCCTTAGACATGTTTGTAAAATGTATTGAACTAAATGCAGTAAGTAAAAAACAATTAAAAGATATACAAGAAAAAATTATTTCAGATGAACTACAAGGTAGTGGTGAAGAGTTTAAAGATGGTCCACCTTGTCTTGGAGTTCTCACAAAAGAAATAATGACAGATGATAGAGATAGATTTTTATACAACTACATGGTTTTTGCTAAAAAGAAATACAAAGATAATTGGAAAGATAAAATAGTTGAAGCTGCAAGAAATTATTTTAAGTTTGATTCTAAGTGGACAGATGATCATGTCAAAACAAAAATTAAAAGTTGGGATAAAGAAACAAAAGGTTATCAATGTAATGGAGAGTTACTATCACCAGTGTGTGTTAAACCAGTGTGTTTAAAAAGAAAGTATGGAATCTTATCTGATGATAAACCCTTATGGCCTAGAATGTTTGCACTTCAAAAAATAAATTACAAACCTACACCAGAATGGAAGTTTACTGTTGAAAGAGAAGATGGGGAAACTGCACAAGTACATGCGAAAGATATTTACAAATTAGAAAGTCAAAAAGCATTAAGAGCATTATTGATGGAACAAGCATTTATAGTTCCACCAAATTTAAAAGGTAATAGTTTTATTGAAATAATGCAGCTTCTATTTGACAAAGAAAAAGTAGAAACTATCGAACCGGTAGAAGGTACAAGTCCTATGGATATTCTGTTAAAGAATCTTGAGAAATATATTTATGGACCAAAAGCTACAACATATAAATCATTTGAGAGTGGTAAACCTTTGGTTGATGAAAAGTATGCATGGTTTGTCTACGATGAATTTTATTCTGATCTAAAGACTAGAGAATGGAAAACAGATCCACAAAGAACTTCTTACATGGTAAAAGAATTATTTAAGAGCGATGATAAAGATAAGAAAGCTTTGTTTAATAAACCAAAAAGATTTCCTGGTAAAGACAAAGATGATAAATACTTTCCACCAATAAAAGTTCTTAGAGTACCTTTACACATTTTTGAAGAAAGAAAACAGGTACAAGAGATTGTAGACTTTGAAGATGAAGAGGATATTATTTAATGATATACAAGATATATGGCCCACCAGGCACGGGTAAAACATATAGATTGATATCAAGAGCCAAAGCCTACGCAAGAGTTGGCACACCATTACATAAGATAGGTTATTTTGCATTTACTAAAAAAGCTGCAGGTGAGGCAAAGAAAAGAATGCCTGCTGAAGATAAGAAGCTACCATACTTTCAAACACTTCATTCATTTGCATTTAATCTTTTAAAACTTAACGAAGACGATGTGATGCAACCATATCACTACGAAAATTTTGGTAAGAAATTAAATGTTAAGGTAAAATACTACGACAGATATAATGAAGAAGAGACTAATTTTTTAACTTGTGATAATTCATACTTTCAGTTGATACACAGAGCTATTAACAGATGTGTGGGTATAAGAGAAGAGTTTGATCGTGGAGAACATAATTCAAAAGAAGTTGAATGGGATATGTTGGAACACATACATGAAAATTATTTAGTATATAAAAACAAGAAAAAAATGATGGACTTTAATGATATGATAGAAATGTTGTTGGAGAAAGACAATAAGATTCCAGAATTTGATGCAGTATTTATTGATGAAGCTCAAGATTTATCTCCATTACAGTGGAAGCTTTATGATAAATTGAAAGAAAAAAGTAAAGATATCTATCTTGCAGGAGATGATGATCAGGCTATTTTTGCTTGGGCTGGCGCTGATGTAAATAGATTTATTAATGAACCTGCAAAAGAAAAAGTATTACATAAGTCTAGAAGGATATCAAAAGTCATACAAGAACAATCACAAATGTGTATAGAAAATATTGTAGGTAATAGAAAAGAAAAGAAATATTATCCAAGAGACTATGAAGGAAAATGTGAGGAGATCGCCAATTTAGATCAGATAGATTTGACTGAGGGTAAGTGGTTAATATTAACTAGAACAGTATCAAGGTTAATAAAAATAGAAAAACAATTAATTAAAAAAAATTTATATTTTGAAAGTAACAGAGGAAAAAGCGTCAGGGTTCGGGCATATAACGCAATTAAAAAATACGAACTATTACAACAAGATATTAAATTAGAGGAAAAAGATATTAAAGATATCAAAGAATTTACGGGAGAAAAATTTAACCTTAAAAAGGATTGGTATGAATCTTTTCAAAACATGGAACAAGAAGATAAAGATTATCTCTTAGGTTTAATTGAAGCGGGAGAAGATTTAAGTAAACCTGCTAGAATCTGGACATCAACTATTCATGCCATAAAAGGTGGTGAGCAGGATAATGTAATTCTATGTTTAGATATGGGAACTAAGATATTGAAAGCAATAAAGAAGAGTCAAGATAAAGCAGATGAGGAAGATAGAGTGTGGTATGTAGCAGTCACTCGTGCAAAAAACAATCTATATAAACTAAAAGCAAGAATAAAAGCGAAAGGATACAAACTATGACAGACAATAGTATATTTGAAAGTGCTAAAGGACCACAAGAAAAACAAATCGGAGGATCTCATTATAAAAAATTTCATATTCAACCATATGAATTTATATCAAAGAATGATCTTTCTTTTTTTCAAGGCAATGTTATAAAGTATGTGTGCCGATATAAGAACAAGGCAGGCATACAAGATCTTGAGAAAATAATTCACTACTGTGAATTACAAATTAAAACAATGAAAGACATGGGTAAAAAGAAATGATAGTACCGCAAACAGAATGGTTACAACCAAAACAATTTCCAGATTTATCTAAGCATGATGAGATAGCTATTGACTTAGAAACACGTGATCCAAACCTAAAGAAACTGGGTTCAGGAGCCATCATTGGAGTTGGTGAGATTGTAGGCATAGCTGTAGCTGTAAAAGGTTGGAAAGCTTATTATCCAATTGCTCATGAAGAAGGACCCAACATGGATCGTAAACAAGTATTAGATTGGTTTACAGATGTATGTGCCTTACCTGCAAAAAAAATATTTCATAATGCTATGTACGACGTATGTTGGATACGTAAATTAGGTATAAAAATCAATGGTTTAATTACAGACACTATGATTGCAGCCAGTCTCATAGATGAAAATAGATTCTCTTACACACTAAATACTTTGTCTTGGGCTTTTTTAAAAAAAGGTAAGAACGAAGCAAAATTAATTCAAGCTGCAAAGTCAAGAGGATTAGATCCTAAAGCTGATATGTGGAGATTACCTGCTATGGAAGTTGGAGAGTATGCTGAAGCGGACGCTGAACTTACTTTAGAACTGTGGCAATATTTTAAAAAGATAATTGAAGAACAAAAACTACAAAATGTTTTTAATCTTGAAACGGATCTGTTTCCTTGTCTGGTTGATATGCGATTTCTTGGCGTGAGAGTGGACGTTGAAAAAGCTCATAAATTGAAGCAACAATTAGCAGTGCAAGAAGAAATGTTACTCCTACAAATAAAAAAAGAATGTAACCAAGAAGTTCAATTATGGGCAGCAGCAAGTATTGCCAAAGCTTTCGACAACTTGAATTTAAAATATGAACTAACTGCAAAAACAAAAACACCTTCTTTCACTAAAAACTTTATTACAAATCATAAACATCCTGTAGTTAAGATGATAGCAGAAGCTAGAAAAATAAACAAGGTTAGAACAACCTTTATTGATACCATTATTGATCATGAACATTGTGGTAGAATACACGCAGGGATTAATCAGATTCGTTCTGATGATGGTGGTACAGTGACCGGGAGATTTAGTTATTCTAATCCTAATTTACAGCAGATACCTGCCAGGGATCCGGTAACAGGCCCCATGATTAGATCGTTATTTATACCAGAAGAAAACTGTAGGTGGGGATGTTTTGATTACTCGCAACAGGAACCAAGATTGGTAGCACATTATGCTTTAAAATTTGAATTACCATCTGTAAATACAATTGCAGATTCATACGATTCAGATCCATCAACAGACTTTCACAAAATAGTTGCAGAGATGGCAGAGATACCTAGAACAGAAGCAAAGACAATTAACCTTGGTTTGTTTTATGGTATGGGTAAAGCTAAATTACAAGCAGAGTTGGGTGTATCTAAAGACAAAGCTGATGAATTGTTTGACAAGTATCATAGTAAAGTTCCTTTTGTAAAACAGCTAATGAATAAAGCTACAAGAGTTGCAGAAAATAAAGGTCAAGTAAAAACTTTATTGGAGAGACGTTGTCGTTTTCCTAAATACGAACCGATACTAAAAGGTACAGATTGGGGTAAGTATGTGCCAGCAGAAGATGAAGAAAGAATGCTACAACTTCAAAAAATGGGTAAGTGGTTGAAAGATGATGATGGTGAATTTATTATAGATGATAAAACAAAAGAAAAGAAAACAAATTATTGGCATAATAATGATAAGCGTAGAGCATTTACATACAAAGCTTTAAACAAACTTATTCAAGGTAGTGCAGCAGATATGACTAAACAAGCTATGGTCAAGCTTCACAAAGAAGGAATCCTAGCTCACATACAAGTACATGATGAATTAGACTTTTCTATTGAATCACAAAAACAAGCTGATAAAATAAAAGATATTATGGAACAAGCAGTAATTTTAGAAGTTCCTAATAAAGTGGATGATGAATACGGTCCAAACTGGGGTGAAATAAAGTAATGTACTATGGCTTATTTAAATGCTAACATACCGCCGATTTATTGTAAAATAAGAAGGGAGTATCTTTATGATCTTAAAAAAAATAAAGGACAGTCTAGTGACTGTGTTATCTTTGGTCTTAGCTCTATTTCAGGTCGTGCAATCTTATTTCATTGCATGCTACCAAATGGTGCGGTCTTTTATAGACTACCTATTTCAGCATTCTTTCAAAAAGAATTTGAAAGAAAAGACGTGCCTGATATGCGAGTGGATCAACTCGAACTGTGGAACTGCTTTAGTTATTATCCTAGTGTCCATTGTTTTGATTGGTTGGCTGGTATAGAAGGTAAATTTTTAGGAAAAGATAAAAAATTCTATCCAGGTCAATATTTATTTACTATTGACTGGGCGCATCCAGAGACTAATATACTAAACACGGAACATTCAGAAATTCCGCAAGAGCACAAGTGTGCACACATATTAGCGTTGAAAAACGGTAATTATGCAGCGCAGCCAAACAACAGAATTATTTGGCATGTGAATAGTTATACAACAGATAATGATTGGCCCGACTATAGCGTACAAACTACGTACTGGGACTGTGAAGGATCTGATTGGGTAACTGAGGATTCTGATAAAATGTTTTATGATATTGAGGAGAAGAAATGATTTGTATTGAATGTGAACACAACTGCCATTGTGGTGATAAGTGTCCAGGACTACCTGAAGAAGGTGGTTGTGGTTGTATTACTTGTATTCACCCTACACCTTGGTGGAGAAGAATATTTTTTTGGACTAGATAATTATGGAGTGTCAAAGGATGAACTATTACTTTACAGGCTTGCTAATAGTAATGTTAGTTACTTTGGCTTTATGTGGAGGTCCTAGTGTCCAATAAACCACTCAACATATCGGAATCGGCTGCCGTGCAGATGCCGATGAAGACGGTTGCTAGCCTGATCGTGCTCGTAGCAATGGGTGTCTTCGCTTATACAGAGCTGACCTCGAGGTTAGTATCGTTAGAGACATCAAGAGAATTATTTGAAAATGATTTGTTAAAAAAATCTGAACAAGTGCCCGTGGACCAGGAGCAACATTTTTTATTGGAGGATTTGTACAAGTCTGTCGAGCAGATTGAAA